TTATAAACACCAAGACAAAAACTCAAGAAAAGCGTGTTTTATTACTGTCTTAATTATCCAATCAATATTCTTTTTTTGCTTAAAAAAGTTGTTGAAAATTTCAACTATTTTCTTTCTCATAGATTTTTTGATTTAAATTTTAAAAAAAAGTCATCTATTCAATCAAAAATCTTTTTCAATCCGTAAAGGGATTAATCAAATAACTGGTAAAACTAAAGATTTCTCCATCTAAATAATTGATTCAAATTTACCTAAATAAATAATAAAACCAATAAATGTTAAAGAATTAATTATAATATTACACATTTTCTTTACTATATATTTAGTAAATTATAGAGTTATAACAGGTTCTTCATCTGTGAAATTTATGGTCCCTTTTTCTCTCCAAATTTTAGTTATTAATACCCCGTCAATTGTTGTATTTAGGGACCTACTTGTATATTTCCAAAACTCTCTGCCACTTGGATCGCGTCTAACGTAATGCAATACAGTCCAAGGTGAAAAGCCTAGATTTGCAGGGTCTACATCATCATTAGGTGTAAAATACACCGCCCATTTTTTAGCTGTAACGGCGGAAAAATCTGTATTGTAAGGTTGATAACTATTTCTGTTTTGTCTACTCCCTATCCAACCATCACTAGAATCCCAAATATACAATTGCTTAACTATTGCTGAATTGTTTTGAGATGCATCATTGATAATATTTTGAATGAAATTTTCAGTAGGGACTACACTGTAAGCACCACCCAATATCCCACTAAAATACGCAAATTGCATATTTGGTTGTTTTAAAAATTCTATACCATGTTCATAGCCTCTGCATAAATTAATTCTTACCTGTTCAATCGTAGTTGGAAAAATAAAGTTGTAATCAATTTCCTTACCTGTCGCACCTCTCCAATAGTTAATAAAAGCTCTCTTTAATCCTGTGTTTACTAGTATACAGTCACCACCGTCACAACTAGCTAAGTTTAATCTTCCAAGAGAGTCGATTTCCGACGTTCTAGGGAAATACTCAAAAGAAGGTAGGCTTACATTCTGTTTGACCCTAAGATTGGCATCAATATATTGTAATTGTGGTTGATCTGCTGTTATTTCTAATTTACTAGAAAAAGTACCTCTTCCTATAGTATAATTACTATGTGTGAGGTATTTCAGGTTATTGTAAGTTCTTGCTAGACTCATTTGTGGACCGCTTACCCACATTAAACTCATTTGTACCCTTTCGATGTTATTAGGAAGATTGTTTTGTAACAAATCAACGTTACTACCATTAGAGATCAATTGTGTAAATACATTATCCTTAAAATCTGGTAATACATAAGATGCTGAACTAGGCGTGAACGTTAATCTTGTTTCAATAGAATTGAGTTGCAGTATCTTATTAGGTGATACTTTATTGGTAATACGTGCGTTCACATAAGACTTTAAAGAATCACAAAACCTTTGCAGAATAGTAAAATCTTTAACAGGAATATTAGTTACACCTAATAATCTATATTCGTTAGTTCCAGCAATCACTCGATCATAGTTAAGTTCTAATATTCTAACCTTTCCCACGCTCATGAAAGGTGCTCCGCCACCCGTTGACCAAATAGTATTCGTTGTATCTTCAATGAACTTAGGGTACGGATAACCTAATGATCTGTAATAAGTTGTTGTATTATGTGCGTAATCCTCGTCATTAATAAACTCAGCGTACGGCAATAATACTAAAATACCCGTATCTTGATAAAGTTGAATGCAATTATTGAAATTATCATTGTTTAATTCCTCAAAGAAATCAAACTTTTGAATTTTCATACTTCCACTAATTACCGTTATCTCTTGCAAAATTTGAGAAGAGAGAACTTGATTAAAGTTCAATTCAACTGTAATCGATGATTCTTGTAAAATTTCTGAAGGTGAAAATTTGCTTATTGAACACGAATTTAAATTAATTAAACTCGTGTTCAATACACTGCTATGATACAATTCCACAATATCCCCATTTTCCAACTGTATATCACCAACAACCCTACGTGAGTTCACAAACCACAACTCAGCCCCACTATTAGCAGTTACACGGTTAGAAAAATCAACATAAGTTCGTTCCCCAATTGTAGCCGACAGTAACTTATAATTCACAATTTTAATAGTCCAACCCAAAACAGTCAAAGCATCAATTCTTCCTTGCATAGTAGGATTATCATCCAAATCCACAAGCACAATCCCAGCATTAAAAGTCCTGCCAGAAATTACAATATTAGGATCATTCACTCGCTCTATTTCCGCAAGCATTCTTTCAAAATCACTCGGCTCATAAAAAGCGTTTTCAACATCTAAAGTTACACCTGTTTGATTCACCCAATTACCTAATCTTATATCAGGGTTTAAAGCGTTTTTAAAGCAGATATAAACGAGGTTTAACCAATTGTTAGAGCTTAGATCAATCACACCATTTACACCAGCATCACAAGCTGAAATACTATTAATCTTATCTTTTCCTGATAGAGCAAATAAATAAGAAATACCTGCTCTATGATCCCATACAAAGTTAGTTCCTGTAGCTACTAATTTTGATGAATTAGTATTTCTAATTTCAAGGTCAGCTTTGGGCGTTGTTGCTTCTGCTATATTGGAGAATTCAACAGCTCCAGCGAATCCTTTTACACGCACTTTGTACTCGTAAGTTGTGCCGTGATCAAGGTTGTCATTTCGCCAAGTTGTTTCTCCAATTTCACTTTCATAAACTAGAAGAAAATCCAATGCTCCTTTCTTTCTTCTCCAAATTTCAAAGGCATATAATCCTTGACTGTTATCGTACCAATTTAATGTTATTGACCCAATTTCACTAGGTGTAGGAATAGCAGAAAGACCACTAGGAGGAGAAGGAATTTCTATATCTCCAGTGTTCACTCTGATATTTCTTGAACTTAAATAATTCACCACTTCAGCACGTTCTTGATTTTCTGTATCAAGTATAACTTCTGTTCCAGCTGGCACTAATCCGTTAGGATTAATATGTGGGTTACGATCTAAGAAGAAGGGTAATCCTTCAATACTCCCTTCTACAGTGAGAACAAGGTCTAAAATATTTTGACCTTCTGAAGTTGTGAACTTTCTTTTCATTTTTACAGAGTTGTTTAGGTTAAAGCTTCATTAAGTACAACATAATTCTCGCAGGTGGTCTGATATCAATATCATCACCTGATCCAGTGGGGTCAATAGAAATACCTGTTGAACTTTTATTTGTTGAATTGTATGATGTGTTGCTGACCGAAAAATCACCAGAGCTACCGCCTGCTACTTGAATACTTCCAAAGGTTGAAAAAAGGTCACCTGAACCTCCTACAGTATGAGTATGTTCAGGGTCTGTTACTCCATGACTATGTGAAGGTAACTGCCCTTCTACAAGGTTAATTTTCGAATTGCCTGTTATCTCATTAAGGTGCTCAACAGAATCTAACTCTGAATCGTTTGCATTAGGATTCCCTTGTGCAGGATTTCCATCTGTAGCCCCAACTATCATCATTCCTCTCAAGTCTGGAGTGCCGTTCCTTCCATTACAAATAGCATAACCAATCAAATCGTCTACTCCTAAACCTGTAGCACTGAATTTAGCTTGCCAATTTTGGTTATAATAAGGCACAATCATCCCTGAAACTAACCCTTGAAGGTCTGCAATTACCTCAGAATTTCTTTTCACGGGATGTTTAATGATAGCATTATAATCAAAAAGTCCTGTTCCTGAAGCTCCAAATTCAAGCTTCAATTTTTCCTCTGTACAAATATCAAACGTACCTACTTTGTTATAACCTTCCAACAGATCATGAGGTTCATGAGCAAGTTTTGTATTGTCAAGATTAAACACTGGAATCTGAGTACCTGTCGCTGTTCCAGAAAAAGGCTCAACTTTATAGAAAGTGTTTTGATAAAGTAACCAACCTTCAGTACACTCAAAGGTTTTATTATTATTTGTGATAGTAAATTCTACTCCAGAAATACGAACTGGAGAAGTATTTTCAGTTAATACAGACGCAAGTGCTTCGGTAATATCTTTTGTTACATTATATAGATGCTCGAAGTCTTTTGTATTGATGACAACCCCTTTTGAGGGAGTATTAAAATTTTTCATTTCTATATGTATTTGATTTCGTAGATGATTCCGATATGGAGATATTTTTTTAAGAAAACATGAATTGAATTTTCTTGGCTTTGCAGTGAAATTGGCACCTCTACAATTAATTGTGTTCGTTGTAGATTAACCTCATCTTCAGGTGTTCTTACTACTGTTGTTGCACTTTCAGGAGTACCCACAAAAGGTATTGTTGCTGAAAACTCTGGAGGAAACACTAAGAACTCTACATTCTCTACAATCTGAGTAATCAGATTAATTGAAGGGTGATTAAAACGTTCTCTAATCAACGTTTCGACGGCTAGCTTAGAACGTCCCCAAATGATTTGATCTTTGGCATAATTTGCGAAAGCTCTCTTTTCTTCATTGACTTTTTTTGAGTGAAAACAAAGTAATTTTACCCAAGCAGTATGAAAATTATCCCTTAAGAAAGATGGAATACATCTATAAGAAAGTATATCTGTATCGAGTAATGAAAACTTAGACATCGGCTATTGAGGTTATTTGATATGTTTCTAATTCCATCCAACCACTGGAAGGATAATAACGAGCTTCCACGTCTTCGAAAACGGTTCCTATGTCTGGGCGAGCCTTTAAAACAGTAATGTAAAAATCACTTACCCCTTCTGTTTGCTTGACGAAATCTACCAAATCTGAAACCTGAAGTGTTCCATCAAAAGGTAAGTTTTTGATATAATCGGCTACTGCTCCTTGTACTTCAGTCTCTACTTGCAGGCGGTCGTGTTCAGGTTCATAATATAAATCTGCATGCAAGATTAATTTATCGGAGTCTAAATTGACAACTCCCATTTGTGCCCCTGGTTCTTGAATTTCTCTTAGATAGGCTTCTACTCCAGAGGCTTCCGATTCTGAAAGTTTTCCATTATTACCACGGACTTTCACAAGAGCAAAACCACGCCCAGAGACTGCTACAGATTTTACAATCTGTTTTGAAAGGTCTACAACTTCATAAAAAGGTTGCTTAGTCTCTGTATGAAGCAAAATGGGATCACCGTGTTGATATTCTAGTATTCGTTCTGCATACCAATCTGCTGTATGTACTTTTGAAGAAGCAATTAGAGCTTCGACCTCATTTTTATGAACATCCAAAAGCACTGAGATAATATGACTTACAAACGAAGTAATATACAGCCACAAATTCCACATCGCTACTTTGGAAGTGCTCGTCACGTCACCCAAGTCTTTCAACGCATCAGCAAGTTCCTTTTCATCCAAAAGAGTGTCCAGTTCTTGGATTCGTAACTTTTCATTAACTAATTCTTGGTATAGCTCTGCTCTTGATTTTGCCATTATTTTATAAAGTAATTAGCGGTTAAAACTTCAGTTTTCTTTTTTCGATTACCTCCTTTATTATTGACAGTAACTTCCTGTTCAATTTTAATTTGGCTCCACTTGTTTCTCTTTTTGTATTCCTCAAGAATCGGTGAGGGATAACTTGATAAAAGAAACTTTCCTTCTATTGCTTCAAGTTTTTTTAGAAGCATTTCAAAATCTTCAATGGTGTACCCATCATAGTGCCCACAATTAGAATTGAAATAAGGTGGATCACAATAAAAGAAGGCTTGTGGAGTATCTCTTGAAGTAATTATTCGAAGAGCATCCGTACATTCAATTTGAACATCCTGCAAACGAATAGCATAATCCAAAGTGAAGCCTTCTCTCTTATTTTGGACTTTTTTAGAGGTAGTATTTTTCTTTTTGTCATACCCCCATGAACCATCAATCTTTGAAGCAAACCCTTGAGACGAAAGCACCCAAACAGCCCAAGCTCTTTTTAGCTCAGAGAACATATCGGGATTGTTGTAAATAACACTTGCTTTACGATACATATCTCTTGAATGAAGTGAGATTTGAATTTCTTTTTCGAGCGATGTAAAATCCTGTTGTACTATTTTGTAGAAGTTCATCATTTCTCTATTAGTATCATTGATGACTTCCACACCACTTTTTTCTTTTTCAAAAAAGACTGCTCCACCTCCAAAGAATGGTTCACTATAAAGATTATGCTCAGGTATCAAAGCAATAATTCTTGATGCCAGCTTTTGTTTTCCACCATAATAGGTGATTGGTGTTTTCATTATTGTATTATTAAAGTGATTGAAATATTCTTTAGTAATACATTCTTTTATTGGGGATAAGTAAAGAGTTTAGATAATCGTTAATTGGAAGCTTCTGCGACCGATCATATACTTCATTTTCTTAAAGGTGTCTTTTGAAGAAGTCACATCTTTATAACCATCTCTGTTGATGTCATAAAACTGCTTCCCAACCAATACACACCCTTTTATATCCGTATAGAAATTTCCCCAATGAAAGAGAATCAAATCACGATTAGGAACACCAGTAATATGATAATGATGACCGTATTTTTGAGAGTAGCGAGGTACACAGGTATAAGTACCTTTTGGTATGCAGGAAATAAAGTTTTGATTACCCTTATCCGCTAACTCTAAAGTTTTACACTCAAAAGCCTTATTGAGACCTTTGAAAACGGAAAGAATTCCCAGCGTCTGTTTTTGATCCTGCTGTAATCTTGCGATAATAACTTTCATGTTACTTCTTTTTTATGATGATTGAATTCACTCCATTTACTTTGATCGAGGGGTTAGGAGAAAGTACTTCCACCTTCCAGTGCTTTTTCCCTAAGAACCAGTTCCGCTCCCAATAAGCAACAACCTCAATAGGAACTTTTACTTCATACTCCAGAGAAGCGAAATTACTTTCTGTCACATAAGCATCTATAAAAGCGTAGTCATCATACCAATAAAAAGCTTTCGCAAATTCCTCTCGTTCCACCTCATCAATGATGATATTTACCGTAGTGTCTACCACTATGATATTATCAACTTTTGCACTGGCATTAAGTGAGACCTGATACGCCGACTCAAGGTTTCTATACTTCTTTTGCAAGCCTTTATACTTACTAAGCCATTCAAACTTTTCTTGTTCATAAACCTCTTTTAAAGTGCTTTTAGAAAGAGCCAAACCATCAGCTTTAGCGACCTCTTGATTGTACTTGTTTTTATAGCTTTCAATATCTTGGGTGTAGCTTTCAGACAAATCTTTCAACTCTCCAATCTCCTTGTTTTTAGAACAGGTAGTGAAAGTCAATGACCCTGTAATCACTGCCAGAATCAAAATCACAACTTGTTTATAAAACTTCAAGAAGAGGTGTTTGGCATAAGGGAATGTCATCCCTGCAAATAGTGTCGTTATCATTTTCGTTTTGTTTTTAGATTGATATTTCCGTTTTCGTAAATGTCCAGCTCTCGGATTTCCTTTTCATCCAGCTCCATATTCTCAATGATCAGCTTATACAATTCACCAAGATCACTATCCACAAAAGAGCTTATTCCTACACCCAAATCAGGAAACTCTCTATAATCACCTTTATGAGCAATCAAGATTAATTTCTCCTCTTGATTAAGTGAATCATCTATTGTAAAATCACCTTTTGTGATTTTCAATGTATTGTCATCATTGAGAATGAAATCTTTCATATCAGTGTTTGATTTTAGTATTTTCTACTTTTGAGAAATCACTTATTTCAAAGCTTTTTAATGTTGAATTTAATACCTGTTGAAAAGCACTTGGAGAACCATTACCTAATTCATTTACAGGAGTACTCAGTACGTTTAGAAATGCTTCCAATAATCTATTATTCTTTTCCAACTCCTCAACCAAAGTTGGTGTAATCAAAAGTCCTCCATTGTTTCCTTCATTGAAGATGATTCCATTTTGATCTACTTCTATAGTTGTTTCCCCAATGACCGTTTTTTGCTTTTCAGGTTCATTAACCATGACCACAAAAGCATCAATTTGAGAAGTACCAATCATAGCAACCATCACTATACTTTCCACTTTTGGGAAAACTACCGTGTAGTTACTTCCATTATCCAAGGAGGCTTTCAAACGAACATCTGGAAGTTCTACTTCCTCGTGTAAAGGCAATGCAACGATAGAGGTACTTTCCTCATTAACCGAGATTACCTTTGCAGGAAAAAGTACAGGTGGCTTTTCAACAATTCGCCGTAATAAATCCGATATATCTTCTTCGTACCCCATTAGGTGAGCTTTTTACCTAATTCAATTTCTTTTCTACCTCCATTACTGGAGAAGGTGGTGGTGACTTTATCAATATTAAAAGCACCATTCTTGGAGGGGTTCTCCTCATCAACCACATTGGCGGTCATCCCAAACGTGGCATAGGGAAATAGAAAGGTCTTCACACCCCCTTCATATCGACCTAACCGTAATCGCTCCATTTCTTCTTCTGCCTGTACTTTCAATTCAGCTTTGGTTCGAGCGGTATATGAAGTAAACTTCTTCTGAATTCCATCAGGTTCACCGACTGTCACCTCCAGTACAGTATTATCAGGTTGAATTCCTTTGCCTTTTACTTCTATTGCTTCATCTACAAAATCTCGATAGGTAAGGTTTTCAGAGATAATATTCCGATTGAAATTATAATCAACTTCACCCACATTCTCCACCAAACTCAGTCCTGCATATAGTGTCTTCCCTCTGAAATATGCTGTTAATCCAAACTCCTCTTTGATCTTTTTCAAAGCTTCAAAAGCATTAATATTTGAAACCCTGAACTTGTCCAATTCTACATTTGGTACATCCTCAGAAAGCACTATTTCGGTATCACTGACGAGGTGGTTTAAAACAGTTTTAAGATCGGTTTTAACCCACACTTTATTGACTCTTTTCAGCTTTAGCAAAAAGGCATAATCCTCTAATTCAATCTTAATAGGTTTGGTTTGGTGAAAGCGTGTAACGAAACCTGTAAACTCTTGATTAAGGTATTCCTGTCCATCGAAGTAATACCCCAATTCAATATTGAATTTCGTCCCTCTCTTCATTACCTGTCCTAAACTTTTATCTACCTCATCTGAAACAGATGGAAGTTTCAAGACAGCAGTATCTGCAAGTGTTGTCCATGATTTCTCAATCTTGACTTCATTCACACAAGGCAGTTGAACAGTATCAGCGATAGTGATTTTATGTATCATTAATAGCATAATGACGAGTAGTTTCATTGCAAAATTTTTCATTTTAATTGTTTTATTATTTCAGAATAGATGTTTTCAGTACTACTCCCTTGATCCGAATATCCTTTAATAGTGTAAGCCTGTCTGTCAGGTGTTCCTTTTTGACCAGGGAAGCTATACGTTTCAATTGCGATATATTCTATATTCAATAATGAAGTGACCATTGATTCAATTTTCACAGCCTGCTGTTTTTCACAAATGGCTCTTAATGTCTTGAAGCTTTGTTCTGGAAACCTTTTACTCATGACCTTGTAAGCAGGCTCAAAACCTGAGTTGGTATTATCCATCAAAAGACCTTGAATACTGATCACATAATCATCCTCCATAAACAGCTCCTTTACCGTACCTCGTTTTTTTGATCGATTGATACCAGTACGCTTTATCACCTTTCTAGAGCTGATCGTGATGATGGGCTCCAAGGGTAAATCCTCACCATCCAACTTGACGGGCATATAGAGTTCTGTATCAAAAATCTCACTGATACGGGTTTCTCCATTCTTAACACGGGTTAGAAGGTTTACCGATTCCTCTGCTGACTTTTTTGCAAAAGTAGGATATAAACCACCTGTCAGATTATTGATATTAAAATCAGCCATTTTGATAATTTGCAGTTGAGGTTAATAATCTATAAATCACTTCCTGTACTTTCTCCTCAATTTCCTCAATACCTTCCGATACCTCTTGAGCTTCAATCTTAATCATCTCAATCATGTTGCCCATAGAAATATTAATGGTAGTTTGTCTAGCTCCACCTTTTGAAATGGAATTAACTCCATTTTTATTGTCGTCAGATTTCGTTGGAGCTTCAGCACTTAAAAGAGAATTAGCAGAAGAGCTTACGGGTTGAGTCGTTGGAGAAACACTCACTTTGTGATTGAGTTTTTCCAGTTTCGCCGATTTCATTTCAGCATTATATCCCTTAGTAAATGCCCCTGCAAGGTTGGAACCGTACTTCATAGCAAAACCGACTGGAGTTGCTGAAACCAAACCTTTACCCAATGCTTTTGCACCTGCTTTGATCTGATCTACATTACCGTTAAACACTCCTGCGATCATATCACCAATGCCACCCAAAATATTAACAGCAACATCTTTGATTGAAACAAAAGCCTCTTTAAATGCTTCCCATAAGCCCCAAACACCACCACGGAACCAATCAAACTTTTGATATGCGTAATACATCGCACCCACCAAAGCTCCAATAGCTACAATCACCAAACCAATAGGATTGGCTGACATCACCGCATTAAGAATCATCTGTCCTTTTGCCATTGCAAGCGTTGCAATCTGACTGATATTCATTGCCACTGAATACGCTTTTGAGACTATCGTAAGTACTCCCCAAGCAGTTGCTGAAGCCATCAAACCGACACCTAAAGCTTTGAGTACAGGAATATACGTTTCAGTATTTTCTCTTAACCAGACAATTGTACTACCAACTCCATCCAACACTACTGCAAGGTGTGGTAAGATCATTTGTCCTAATTCCATCAAGACAATATTCAAACGGTTTTGAACTATACCTGAAAGTGTATTAAAATCACCTTGAGTATTTTTTAAAGCAGAGGACAAATCAAACTTTGAACTGTCGAAATTATTCAGTGTTTGAAGGACATCATCTCCAGAAGTTTTGAGTGAATTGAATAGAGACTGTAAACCTTCAGGACCACCTATTGAGTTTCTAAGAGTAGTGAATTGCTGATCACTCATTCCTTGTAATTTCGGCACTAGCTCACGAATCACTTCATCCAAGTTCCTTGTCTGACCGCTGGCATCATACATGCTGATACCAATCGACTCTAAACCTTTAATAGTATTTGTTGCCGTCAATCCCTGTAAAGCAGATTTTGTAGCCGTTGCCGCCGTTGCACTGTCTTTGGAAATAGCAGTCATGGAAGCAAAGATTTTATTGGCAGTATCCACGCTTTGACCTGCCGAACTTGCCACCCCTGCATACTCGGTTTGCACCTTCGCTAGTTCATCAAAAGTAGTAATACCCACCTGTACCGTTTTGGCACTTGAAGCGAGATAATTATCCAAGTCATCTGCTGACAGCCCGAAAGCTTTCATTGCTTTTGTTGTAGAGTTGATCGACTCCGTCATATCGGCTTTTGTCGCCATAGAGAAGTTCGCCACTTTACTTACAATCTTGTCTACTTCCTCCCCGTATAATCCCGTTGCGGATTGCACATCATAAAAAGCTTTTGAAATCACTTTTGGATCCATTCCTTTTTCGAAAGCCATGTTTCGAATAGTACTGTCTAGCTGTTCAATTTGTCCTTGGGTCTTATCCAAGTTCAAATTTTTCAATTCCAAAAACTCGTTATTGTATTCACTCGCATTTTTCACACCTACAGTCACTGCTCCAGTCAGAGCAGTAACACCAGCCGTAGCAAGTACAAAAGGATTACCAATGGCATTCATCGCACTTTCGAGTACTGGAATATCTTTGTAAGCTGTTTGCTTTAACTTAGAAGCATAACGCCCAAGACTATTATTCAGCTGATCCATTTTGGTGTTCATGCCACTTGCCACTTTTACCGCTCTTTTCAGAGCTGGAGAGGCACTGTCAGACACCTTCAATATGTACTCGTAGACTTTCGCCATTACTTTGGTTTAGGAGTATTGTGTTTTGCTTCTTCGTTTCTAGCCCAAACCAACGACTCGTAAGCATACGCCCACTCGTCGTCAGTAAGTGCTCTGGGGTTTGAAATGCCTAAATGATACATGAGCAGTGCATCACCTTTTCTGAAAAAGTCACTTTGTTTTGTGACTTTCGCAGAGCTTAAAGCTTTTTTACAGCGGACTTAGCCTCCTCTCTAAGTTCAGAGACTACTGTCAATATTGACATATAGAGTTTAGGATCTTTTTTAAGTTCATCCAATTTCTTTACAGGGTCAGCCCAGTTTTTCTCAAGCAGGAACATTTGCTCTTCAAATGGCTTGCGTTGAGGATTATTTCTTTTAGCTGATTCTTCATCACTTCTATGAATCGGATTGACCTTACAAGTGTAACCCACTTTGTTAACTTGAATCTCAAAAACATTCCCTTTTTTCTCAAAAGTAGGATCAAATAAATCTAACAGCTCTTTGAGCTGATAAGCCAAACCTGCGAAATATTTATCTTGTTTGATGGTTTCATCACCTTCAATCCAACAGTTATTAAGAATCGTTTCAGTCATCGCATAGTCTGAGACATTCATCATCGACAACACTTGTTGAAGCACCTTAAAGTTTTCGGTAGGCAACCAGATTAAAGCGGATTTTCTATCCACTGTTTCTATCAAAGCAATTTGTCCATATTGCTCTTTGTACTCCTTAATTTTTTCTTCAGTTAAATCCATTTTAAACCCCAGTTAAAAGTATTTTAAAAATTGATTAAGAACGCTTAATGCCCAAGCAGATAGCGGGAAACGTCACTTCCATGCTTGTGTCTCCCTGTTCAAAGGCTTCTGCATCTTCTGTGATCTCAACACTTTTGAAATAGCGGAACGCCTGTTTACCCGTTTGCTCTTTTGCGTAAGCTAATGAGACATCAAAGCTCACATCTAAAAGAGAATTCACACCTAATGATTTTTCAAGAGCAAGCTTTTCACCCAAGGTCATTTTCAGTTCAATACTGGGTTCTTTATTACCTTTCCCAATACCGATTGGTTCATCTCCCTTTCCGTAAATAAACTCTTTCACTTGTGATTCTTTCCAGCTTACACCTCGAATACCTCCGACATCTTTACCACCAACAATAACGGTCAAGTCTTTCCACGCAAATTCATCTGTACTAGCCATAATTCAATTAATTTGATAGCCCTAAATTCACATCAATATATTTAGGATAGCCTTTTGGTCTTATCCCAATTTTCTCAATCACTAACTGATCGGTTTGCACTACATTTTGATTCGTAGGCATTACTAGTTTCACTCCAGATGCTGAACCTGTCGTTACCAAAGCAGAGTTTAATGCTTCTTCTACTGAGCCTTCAATATCTTTGATTATCGCAGGCTCCACCGTACCATCTTCATTCGTCTCCAGATCATTATCAATCTGATTGATCAATGAATCATACGCTACTCTCAATCCACGGTCAATTACTCTCCCTCTTTGGATTTCTGAAAAATCATCGGCAGGATCACAAGCAGAAAGGAAACCCGTAAAGTAAAAACCATCGCGGTTTGCAAATTTTCTAAATGAGATATAACGCTTGTTATAAATCATGTCTTCAGCAGGATCATTGACTTTTATCTTACCTCCAGCAGAAGTGTAAGCATTGCCCAGCGTAAAGACAGCACCATTTTGTACTTTAGAAATTGCTTCATGAATTTCATATTCTGCAGAGATACCCAATGCTAGTGCTACAGCAGGATAACCGTCTGATTGAGCCGAGCCAATAACAACACCAACACCATTAGTAGCGTCTTTAGAAAAATCATGAAGATCTCCTGCAACACCAGTATAGGCTCTTCCTCCAACTAAAATCCTAAGAGGTGTTCTAAAACTTTGAGCTTCTTCAATTAACTCCTGAGCTTTTGCAACAGCCGTGATCACATCAGGATCAATCCCGTTATCAATAGTAGGGTTATAGGTGTCATTTGGTATCACATTAATACCTGCCATTGTGATTGCTCCACCAGCATCAGATAATGCTTTCTTGACAATTGCTCCAGTCTTATCCAAAGCATCTGTCATTGTTGTATCCTCACTGATCAGCAAAACCCAAAGAGGAGTTCCCTTTCCTGCGGTGTCAAAGAAAGTGGAAATATCTGCATGCACATTGACACTATTTGCAGTGTCATAGTCTGTATCCAAGCCCAGAGCTTCTGCTTCCTCAATGCTTGTAATACGATGCACTTCATTCAATGCGATTTTTCCTGCAACCGCAATTCCTGTCAAAACCAACAAGTATTCTTCCGAGTTGGTCACATCTCTACCCAATTGATTATTGAGAATAGAGATGTTTACATTAGGTAAACCTTGTGACATTACTTCGGCTTTTTAACAGTGGTCGTTTTCTTTTCAGGAATAGTTTTCACATCTTCCTTTTTTACCTCCTTTGCAGAAACGGCATTTTCTGCCTCTTCTGCTTTTGAAGTAGCTTCTGTCATTTTATCTGCAACAGCACCATTTACATCCGTAGTTTCCTTTTCCGCTTTTGATTCTTCTTTTTTGGGTGTATCAGCAGAAACGGCACTTTTTGCCTCTTCTGCATTTTCCTCAAAATAGGAACGCTCGAAGCTTATCGGTTCACTTTTATAGTAGAGAGAATATTCGTCAGCATAAGACTTTGAAGCTTCAGAGAAGAGCATTCCATCACCAAAAACAAATACCTTATTTACTTTCGGGTTGTTTTTGAAGAATACTTGAGCTTTTTCTATGACTTTATCCTCAGAGATTTTATTCAGTACTTTTTCCATTTTGTTTCTGGTTATCATATACTCGTTGAAGATTTTTAATGTGAGCCACAATACCGAAAGCATTGTACTGACATTAGTAAGTATTTGCCATACTGGGAACGGATCAGCATAAATCATAGAGAGTATATTTCCCTGTATCATATTAAATATGAACGCACCGCCCCCAATACGATCAAATACCCCGTTGTTCATCTATGAGTAGGTTTTAGTAGAATAGTAAACTGTTTCTTCAGGTTTAGCTACGTTGGTATCCAAAGTGAACATCGCTTTCATAAACCATTTCTCTGAGTTGTTTGCAACACGGTCAATACGCAGTGAGTTTTCTTCATCTGCCATATTACAACCGTACCAAAGATTACCTCCAACACCATCTTTCATGATTGTACCGATAATCGTGTCATCGGCAAGTCCACCTATCTCTACAAGATCTTTTCCTCCAAAAGTACTTTTACCTTCTTCAGTGAAATCTACTCCTTTATTAGTTTGCTCTTTTTGAGCATCACCATAAATATCCATAGTGTTAGAACTCACTACTAACTTGAAGTCTTTATTCTTCCAGATTTTTTTAGGAATAGATGCTTTAATTCTTCCTAGTTCTCCAACAATGTTTGCCTTCGTCAAAACGACTGGAGTAGCTACTTTTTTAACACCAGGAGCTAAGAAGATTCTCTTCATTAAACCATCAAAGAAAATCAGATTATTATCTCCATCTCCAAGACCATTTGCAAGTGCATCTGCAATAGCTACAGAGTCCAGTTCCGATTGCCAAATTGCTTCATCCATCCATTCCGCATTTTCAGCAACAAGTGCTTGAATAATTGCCGACTCAACAGATTTAGGAAGCATAGCATCCAGTAACGCTGGATTCATTTCAACTTCAGTCCAATAGTCATTAAAGTCCAATGGATCAAACTCCAAATAGATCAGGACTTGCTGAGGCTCTAAATGCCGAGCATCAATATCCACTTTACCCGAATGTTGAGGAATACCTGAAGTCGGAGCTTGAATAGCATTTTTCAATTTTAAGCGTGGAATTTTCAGCTTTGACTTAATTCCCGTTTTTCTTGCAATCAGTCCTTTTTCTGAGGTCTCAAAATTAGCGGCAATAAAAAGTAGAAAAGCTTTTAAATAAATCCCATCATAGGAAGTATCGTTAATATTAATAGCCATTGTATCGTCTTTTTAAAATGTGATTATTTTCTTTTCTTCATTGCCTGCAACTTGAAGTACGCAGACATTTGCTCAATAGAGACTTCTTCCTCACCATCTAGGTCAGGAACACCTACTGCGTTCGGAGGTGTATCTTTTGGTTTAGGATCTTCCTCTTTTGATGCTTTGTGCTTTTTGATGATCTCAGAAACTCTCTCCGAATCACCACCCGATGACTTTTCCGCTTTATGCTCATTGACCAATTTGAAGAAGGATTCAGGGTCAACATTTGCAAGTTTCGTATAAGAGGCTTCGTTCTTTTCTGTTACAAGACCCTTTTCTTTACCCAATGCGATATAAGCATTGACTAAATCTTCATGTTGCTCCTCATTGTGCTCTGATACTTCAAAAGCAGAAGCCACAATGTTCATGGTCTCTTCAAAATCAACAGATGCAAACTTTTCCATAGAAGCTCTATTGGAGTCGTCTACTTCCTGAAGTTTTTCACCTAGACTCATCAGTGAAGCAATAGCAGTTTGTTTCCAATTTACTAGAGTATTCACCGCTTCTAAGATTTGCTCATCTGTTGCATTTTCAGACAAGCCCAAAGCTTTAGCCAATTCTTTGTTCATTGTATTTTCGTTTTTTTCAGTTTCGGTAATTGGTTCTATTTCCTCCATTACTTGATTGGAGAAAGCGTCCAAATCAAAATCATCTTCATCAAAGCAAGCGGTTGCCATAAGTTTAGAGCCTACACGACCATCATAAATATCACCTGCCATATTAGCATCCACTGCCTCTTGAGCTGAGAACCAAGTGTCCTTTCCATCACGCATCCACTTCTTCTGGATTTCCTTTTTGTCCTTTCCAGTGTATTCAGCGTATTGGTTCAAAATGATATTATTGAGATCATCAATCTCTTTGGCAACCTCACGCAAATCATTAGCCGAACCACGAGCACCACCACGTACTTGATGTGTCATCAATCTTGCGTTTTTTGCAATGTGAACTCTTTCTTGAGGAACCGCAGTCTGTATATAAGTCATCATAGAAGCAGAAATCCCTTCGATATAGATATGTATCTCAGCCTTAGAAGCACGGATGGCATTGAAGATTCTTAAACCTTCATACACGATTCCACCGGGGGAATGAACACGTAAATTGATTCGCTTGTATTTATTCCCAAGCTCAGCGAGCGACAACACAAATACAGTAGCATTCAAATTGCCCCAACCTCCAACAGACCCAAATAAGATCCAGTCTACTTCAGAAGCTGACTTTGCGATAACTCTATTTAATGGTAATTCATTTTTTGACATTTGATTTCGTGTGATTTTGATTTTTTCTAATCGAGTACCCAAATCAACATACATAGCTTAAAGGGTGCAAAGGGTGTTTTAGTCTAACTGTCATACCGTTTGGTTTAACTTCAAAAATTCGCAGTTAAACCAAAAGTCACGTTGAAAAGAGCCACCTAAAAAGCGTGATTTAGGAAAAAATTAAATGTTATGAATAAAAAGAAAGCAGGGTGGCTCTTGTATAAGGAAGGGTACACTGATCAAGAGATTGCAGATGCTTTTCAACTGACTTCAAGAACCGTGAGAAGTTGGATATCATCAGAGAATTGGAAAGAGAAGAAAGAGAAACTGGAAGCGATACAGGAAAACCTAGAAGAAGGACTTTTGGAACTGATAGAATATCAGCAGACAGTATTACTCCTAAAGAAGGAAGAAAGGAGAAAAGATATAGAGGCAGTAAAGAAAGGGAATAAAAAAGCAGAGGCTCTCACGCTAATAGATAAAGGAGAAATCGACGCTCTTCAAAAGATGTATTCATCTGTAAAAGGTAAACCTCGTACATGGTCTAATTATGTGGAGATCACCAACGAGTTTTTATCCTTCATGAAAGAAGTGGACTTACAAATTGCTCAAAAAATTGTGGAGCCAATGCAGATCTTTCTCAACGAAAAAAGAGCAAACCTTTAAGCAACACCCTTGTGCTCCCTTTGTAAGATGAACTCCATAAATCAAAATACCTTTAAAACGTTTTAAACCACCCTAATTTAAGACGATCATAAGATTTATATCTAATCATACCACTAAGGAAGCAAAGGGCGTTAAAACGCAAATTATAACGCCATGAATCCGAAGCAGAGTTTAACGCAATCTGAAAAGAAAATATACGAGGCTTTCTTGATGCAGTGTAAACAGGTCAAAGAAGCTACAGCAATTACTGAAGTAGAATCTCCCACTGATAAGCTGAAGCGCATTAACCGTTTTAAATGTGAAGAAAATTTTGAGGAAGCTATAAAATATTACTTCCCTCATTACTGTTCAGCTCCTTTTGGGTGGTTCCATACAAAAGCATGGAAAGATATATTTCTTTATAAAAAGAGAATCAACATTTGGGAATGGTCTCGTGAATCAGCGAAATCTGTTTTTGCTGATGTCTTTATTCCTATTTACATGTTGATTACCGATCATCTGGACGGGATGATCCTTGCTTCTGAAAATGAAGGAAAGGCTAAAATACTACTCAAAGATATTGAGGCGGAACTAAGCACGAATAACAGACTGATTGCTGACTTTGGTGATTTTGGATTGATAGGCTCTTTTCAACAAGGCTATTTTTCCACAAAAACAGGAATTGGCTTTTGGGCTTTTGGTTTAGGGCAAAACCCTGCTGGTGTTCGTGAAGGACACAAGAGACCTAACTATGGTGTAGTGGATGATGCTGATAATAAAGATGTAGCTAAAAATCAGGAACGAACACAAGAACGTATTGACTGGATCAGAGGTGAGTTTATGGGCTGTTTATCTACAAAGCAAAGAACATTTGTTTTTGCGAACAACCGTGTAGCACGTAATGGGCTTACAGCTCACATGGTCGGAGATATAGAAGAGGACGATCCAATTGATGAAAATATCAATCATATCAAAGTCTACTTTACAGAAGATCCAGAAACCCATGAAATGTTGAAACTTGAAGACGGTGGAGTTCCAGCTTGGAAAGAAAACTTCACTATAGTAGAGGCTAAGGGAAAGATTGCGGATATGAAAGATAATGCTGATCGTCAACTTTATCATAAGGATATTCCAAAAGGTAAAGTTTTCAAACGGGCATTGACAACATGGGTACAACCTTTACCTATACATCAATACGATTACCTTATTGCTTACAATGACCCTTCCTTTTCGGGAAGTAAAAAAGCTGATACTAAAGCCATTGTATTAATGGGCAGGAAAGGGAAATACATTGATGTGCTTTGGGCTTGGGTACGAAAAGCGGAGCTGATGAATATGATTCAAGCTTATTGTTATCTCGATGAATGTATCCGTGAACTTCAGTTAGAGATTATCTATGGTGAAAATCAACCAAAACTTAAAGGGGTTAACTATAGAGCCTACAGTGAAGGGAACTTTGCTCAAAAACTCATACTAAAAAAAGAGTTTTTGAACTACGAAGACTCTATGTTCATTCCCATCTTCGATATGCGATCCAAACCCGATAAAACGGGACGTATTGAAGTGTTAAGCTCTCCCTTCAATTTTGGTTTACTCCGCTTCAACGAAAACCTCCGCAAAGATAAAGACATGCTTGCCCTCTTGCATCAGTTCTTCCAATTCCCCGCAGGTCATGATGATGGACCCGATGCAGTAGAAGGAGGTTATTATTATCTCCAAAAAAAGAAGCCTAAAGGAGATGGAAAGGCAAAGAAAAGATATGGTAAAATCAAAAAATCTAAAGGAAGATGATTACTCAAGATGACTTAAAAGTAAATATCCGAACAGAACGTTTGGATCAAATTATAGACGAAGATCAAGCTGTTTTGAATGATGCTATCCTAGATGCGGAAGCAACTGTACATGATGCATTATTTGATAAATACGATACCGTTGAAATATTCAGCAAGGTAGATGCTGAAAGAAGTAGAACCGTAATGCGTTGGCTTAAATACCTCTGTATTTATTATATCTATGACCGTATTCCCGATCACATGGTGCCTGAGCGTGTTATTAAAAACTATGATGATACCAAAGAGGAATTGGATAGAGTCAATGATGGTAAACTTTCTGTCAACCTTCCAAGATTATTCACTGAAGATGGCTCCAAACCTAAAACCAACACCCGTTGGAGTTCTGCTAAAAAGAGAAGCCTTTAAAAGGAGTTTAAACCACATTTAAAATAATTTTAATCATGGGATTATTCAGCAATATGTTTGGCTCTTCAAAACAACTCAAAAAAGAAGAACCCAAAAAGAGAGGGAAAAGTAAAAAGCGATATTCTAAGCTAATCCGTAAACAGCATAAAACAAAAGTGGAGTTAGGGCAGAATAAATTAGATGAAGCTATTTATTCTGCCACTGATCCGTATTATCCTAACCGTGACGGATTGTATGAAATTTACGAGCAAACAGTTCGTGATGCTCATATCCGCAGAGAAATGAGAACAGCAGGGATTAAAGTTTCGGGTGAACCCTTTTATATCAAAAATAAGCAGTCAGGACAAGAGAGCGAAGATCTGCTTCGTTTACTCAAACGTCCTTGGATGAGAAAATATCTGAAGCTAATGCTTGATGCTGAATGGTGGGGACATAGCGTGGTAGAGTTTCAGCAAATGAAAGAAACGGAAATAGGTTTAGAGTTTTGTGATGTAAAACTTTTCCCCCGTGAGCATATCAACCCCGTAAAAGGTGAGATTTTAATTCATCCTCATTCCCCTTCAGGTATTCCTTACCGTGGTGTTCCAGAGGTTGAAAAGTGGCTTATTGAATCGGATGATTCAGAAGACTTGGGATTACTGGAACTTGCTTCAAAAGAATTTATTTGGAAGAACTTCTCACGTACCGACTGGGCTACTCGTTCTGAACGTTATGGAATGCCAATGCTTTCTATTTTGACGGATGAAACCGACGAAAAAGAACTGGACACCAAACAGGCAATGGGTGAGAATATAGGTTCTAATGGTGTTTATGTAGGTGATAAGGACGATGAGATCAATTATTTGGAAGCCAAAAGTACTGGAGGACATGAGATTTATGAAAAGCTTTGCCGATACTGCGACGAGCAAAATTCAAAGTTGATCAATGGGGTTGTGATTGGTGAAAATACTTCGGGAGGCTCCAGAGCCAAAGAAGAAGTAGGTGAAAGATTACTTGGGGAATATACTGAAGATCGCCTTCGAGCAATGGAAGGGCATTTGAATGAGAAGTTAATTCCTTTTCTAATCAGGCACGGCTACCCTTTGGAAGGGTATGAACTGAAATATTACGAACTAGAAAAAATTGATCAGCGACGTATTGCCAAAAAGGAAGAGGAAACCTCTCCAGTAAAACAAGCTGAAGCAATCACCAACTTATACAACGACAAATGTTGCTAATGGAAAAGCTATTTGAAGAAATGCTCAAAGCCTTGTATGAAGGTAAGATTCCAAAAAATGTACTGTTTTCAGGTTTCTCTTTGAAAGTTGCTCAATTGCTTATGAGTAACTGGAAGAAAAACTACAAGCGAAAAGTCACCTATGATATTCCTGACAACAATTACAATGTGGTCATTGAAAACAATCTATTCGCCTTTGCTCATGCCAAGACCTACACGGAGCTACAGCAATTGAAGCTGATGTTAGAAGAAGAAGGTAAAGCGATTTCTTTCTCTCAGTTCAAAAAGAAAGTAGCAGGTCTGCATCAAAAGTTCAATGAAACCTATTTGCAAGCTGAATTTCAGAATGTGAAATCATCTGCTATTATGGGTAGTAAGTGGATGGAGATTGAAGCAACAAAAAGACGCTTTCCTTACCTAAAGTATACTACCGAAGGAGACGACCGAGTTCGCCCAGAGCATGACGCTATGAATGGAATTGTACTACCAATTGATGATACTTTTTGGAATTCTTACTATCCACCCAATGGTTGGCGTTGCCGTTGTACCGTACAAAGGCTTTCTAAACGGTCTATTAAGAATGGTAAGTTCAAAGTAACGGATTCAAATGAAGCAGGTAAGATTGGAGGACAAAATGTAAAGGACAAATACTGGAGAAAGAATATAGGGAAGACAGTAGTATTTGAAGAAAATAAACACCCTTACTTTCAAGCTGTGCCTAATAAGAAACCTCAGGAATTAAAAGCGGTTCAACACTATAATATGAAAAAGCCTTCTCAAATATATGCCGATCCTGAAAAACTCAATTCCTATAAAGGGAGCATAAAAAGTGAAGAGGATTTTCATAAATGGAAAGAAAGCATGCTTAAAAAGCATGGTCGTAACGGACTGAAAAATGCTTTTGTACTGAAAGACCGTTCGGGACAGGAAGTGTTATTTGATCAATCTTTTTTGGCTCATCCATTTGATCATCCAAGACGGAAAGCCAAAAAAAGGTGGTTGTTTTATGATGAACTGGAGGAGGTTTTTCACAACCCTGATGAGGTATGGAGTTTTACAACAGGGGTTAGAAAAAAGGATGGTGTAAAAACTAAATCCTATATCAAATATTACAAAGACTATCCTTTGCTTTTGACATGTGAAATAAATGGAAACGAATTGAAAGGTGTCACATTTTATAAGTACGATACTGATAATATAGATAACCTTGAAAGCAAAAGGAAAGGTGTTTTGATACACAAAAAATAAAGCAATAAAAAAAGGTTGCTCCCCTGGCGACTTTCGGTCGCATAGCTGTACTGCTCTTTTTTTATTGCTTCTATACAAATATACGTTTTTGCACTGAAAATGATACGAGTATGAAAGAAAAAATACACGATAAGCTCCAAAGAGTTCAAAGAGAAATCAAAGAGCTTCAAGAAGACTTACCGCAGATTATGGGCGTAGTGGCTGTTGAGAAGTTTAAGCTCAATTTTGAAAAGGAAGGATTGATCAAAGGTGGGAGGATCAGTAAGTGGAAGCCTAGAAAAGAAAAACGAAACGACAGGAAAATACTTTCAGATACCAATCAGCTTGAAAACGCCATTCGCTTTCGAATAGTCAGTAAATCGGAAGTAGCCGTGGGCGTGGATCTCAATAAAGTTCCCTATGCTCAAATTCATAATGAAGGCGGAACCATTAAAACAAAACATGCCTCAATAGATATGCCTGCACGACCATTTATGGAAATCACCCCTGATATTGATAAGTCAATAGAAAGGGTAATCAATAGTTTTATGGATGACATTTTTAATAGTTAGAATATGTTTTACTACCCTTATTTAATTGTAAAGAAGAAGCTCAAGGAAATAACAGGTTTAAAAGAAATAGACTGGTATGCTGGGCAGGACAACGTTGGAACCAGAGGAAGAAGTAAACTTTGTGCCACACCAAGTGCTTTTATTGTTTTTCCAGAAATGAACCCCGAGGATTATGGCAAAGGAGAACAAAGGGCTGAATCCTCTTTTACTATCCGTTTAGTCACAAACCACTTAGACCGTGGAGGAGCAGGAATAGAAGAGCACCTTCAGTTTTTTAATGCCATTTTCATAAAACTAGAGGGAAAATCAGGCTATGGCAATGAAATTGGGTTAGACGATAATACCTACTTCAATACATTGAGCAGAACCAACGTCACACCCCCAAATCAAAATGATGATTTCTTAATTTCTACTCAAACTTTTAGCGCTCAATTTTTTGATTACACTGCTAAAAAGAGAGTAATTTCAACAAACCCGAACCCAGTAGTAGAAAAAATCCTAGAAGAATAATTGATTTAGTAACTTTGTTAAAAAACTAATCAATTTATATTCAGATGACACAAAGAGGAAGTGCAACAAGGAGGGCAAACACCCTAAAGCGATACAAAAAAATCCAACAACGATTTAACGATATATACCATTCCGCTCCAAACGGTTTAAAATATGATATACACTCTATTGCTGAAGCTCTTGCTGATGAGTTTGCTTGTGCTAAATCTACTATTATGCATGCTTTGAAGGTAAAATGTTAGAATGTATTTTTTTGTTATATTTTTTCTAACTGATAATCAACTAAATATGATAAAAATCATATTTAGCCTCAACTTTCTATTATTTGTTAACGTGTATCTAGTTATATATATTTGTTAACCTTTAAAACCTTAAAAAATGGGAGAAGCGGCTGATTCAAGAGGAGATATCCTTGCAACTGTTATCGATAGAATAGGTGATTATCACACATTCGATTCTATCGATCCAAGTACAGAAAGCTCTATTTATTCTGATATCAATGCATTTGATGAAGAAGGAGCTATTGATGACATTGACAAAAGAATTGCAAATGGCGATTTTGTGGTAAAGGGCGGTGTGTTATATGAGAAATAGCCATATATCAGTCTAGAAAAAGAGGCTATCTAAATTAAATTTAGATAGCCTCTTTTTTAATCAAAATAACTTCAGTTGATGTTCAAATTTAGGTGTAAAGGTTCCTATTATTACAAAAGGATTTTTAGCTGTATAATGATGTAATTTCGTTGTTCCCAAGTAAAGATGTATATCCTTCTTTTTTGCAAAGTCATCATAATACTTCTGCCTAACTTTTTCTATTGCAATACTTTCACTACCTCCATTATCTTTTAATGTACGCCAATACAAAGCACCTATTTCCCAATCTTCAATCATCATTGTACTTATTTTCCCTTTTTCATCTTCAATTTTATAAGAAAATTTATAGGGTAGTTTATTAACAACTTCAAATGGGTCTTCGATATGTTGCTCAAACAAAGATAATTGCTCTCTTGAACTTCTAATTTTTTCCAACTTCTTAGAGTCCCATTCTCTATCAACGGGCTTACAAATAAATTGCAATATTTTGCAAGGCTTGAAAACAGCTAAGGATGTTGTTATGTTTGGGTTTTTAGCTTCTTTGATTAATAAACTTAAATCACTATAAACTTTTTGTAAACAAATTTTTTTTCTTAAACTCCAATTGTCAGCTGTGTTTATTTTGTCAAGGACATTTATTTTTACAGGGAACCTAACTGGCTTATAACTTTCAGGACGAGAATCAGACTTGTTTTTTTCAAGTTCAACTTCAATCCATTGATATTTGGAATACCTATTTTCGAAATCAATCTTCCTAAAAGGAATAGGATAAATACGGATAAACTTCCCTTCTTCAGTAAAGCCAGCTGTACATACAAGTTCATCATATTTTGCAGATAGTGTGGGATAAGTCTTTACTGTGATCAGTACTTTTGTCAGTTTTCGCATGGAATACAATTATTAATGCGTTTTAATTTAGCATTAACAATTTATACTATATATGTTTCAAAGTCAAATCTGGTCTCATATCTATCAATGATTTTGCCAAATGTAATCTATGACACTGACAAATATCAGCTTCAAAACATGTTAGAGCAATTCTATTATGCTCATCTAAAAGGCTTAGAATTTCGTCTTTACTTTTTGATTCTGTTTTTAATACAGTTTGTTTATAGTTTTCGAATAGAAGGTCATAATCTTTTTGATTATCTAGTTTCTGCCTTTTTTCTGATACAATTCCAACATCAGGAATATGTATATACTGGATGTCTAGATTACTACAATACTTTTTCAATAATGTTTTACTAAACCCAAATTTCATGCTTAACGGGTTTTTTCTCACATCCACTAATAATTTGACATTATTTTTCAAAAGTCTTAATAAATATTCTTCTAATGATATTCCTTCATATCCAATTGTAAATAAGATTGTATCATTATCTTTTGGTTTACTTTCTAAAATTCTTTCGTAATATTTATCAGGCAAAATATCTTTAGCAATTATGCTATTAATTGCATAGAATGGGTAATTCATATAAGTATATTTAACAACATTTTCAGTTTTTGAATTACCAAATAGTTTTATAACCTCCTTTAAAATTCTTTGATCTTCTTTTTTCAGTTGATTAAAGTAGTTTGTTTGATCCAACTTTATATAAGATTTATCATCAACTTCACTAATAAACTCTTTTTTTATCATTGTTTGTATATCAGCATGAGCTGAAAATGAATAGCAACCAAATTGAAAAGGCACAAAATCGTAAACCTTATTTTTTGATTTTCTTTCATTAAAGATGAATAGTAGCTTTTGTAGCTTTAATTTATCCACCTTACCATTTAATGATTCAATAATAGCGAGTATAACTTTTCTTCTGTAAAACATGTTACAAATGTAATTAAAATTGACATTGGGTTAGTCTTTTGCTAATATTTTAATATTTTTTCACCTCAGTAAAAATATGCGAAATATTAAAAAAGCTGTAAACCAGTTAGTTATTATTTTTTCACCCGTAAAACCCTAACTCAAGCTAATTGTTAACGTATATATTTTCAAACAAATTCTAACATTAATCAATATGAATTCAGAGCAAAGAAACTTAGCATGGGGAAAACTTCGTAGTGTACCTGGTAAACACCCTTTTTTTTGGAGAACGGATCCATGTGGAGCCCTAATATTTAGATTTTCTTATGGTAATAGAAAATCTCAATGGGGTTGGGAGGTAGATCACGTTTACCCAATCAGTCTTCAAGATAACATTACAGAAAGACCTGTAGATGGTATCCATAATAAACACAATTTAAGAGCTATGCACTGGAGAAATAATAAATCTAAAGATAATTATTATCCTTCTTACGATAGTGCAGTTACATACGATAGTCAAAAAGGTATAAATGTAAAAAGTAATAAGCGTTTCTATGTTAATAAACTAACTCAAGCTATTTTGAAGTCGAAGTTTGGATTATAAAAAAATCAAAAAAGGTTACCTCTTATAAAAAGGTAACCTTTTTTACTATTATCGAACTTTACATCTATTAATTAAAAACCACATCCACATCAGCACCAATCTCCAAGTCTACTCTTTCAGAATAAGGGCTAAACATTCCTTGTTTTACTTTCCATTCCTTCAGCTCTTTATTTCCCCTTTTGAGATTATGGGTGATGTACCATTTTGTTTTATTGTTATCGACTCTTTTGGTGGTACACATTACAGTACAACTTAGTTCTTCACTGTTAAACTCAATTGTACCTTCTTTTACAATATCCTGTACTTTTCTACTCCCAGCAGGAGTTTTAAAAATCAGTTCTCCAGTAGAAGAGCCATAAATTCTTATTTTCTTTTTTTTCATGATTTAAGAGGGATTAGTTCTGTAATAATCTAGTTGACTTAAAAAGAGCTTTCTTTGTCGTTTCAAAAATGCAATCTCTGATTTCAGCTCTTTTTGTCTGCCTTTTGAAGTCGAGATCTGAACGAACCAATTGGCTCGTTCTAATCTCTTGTCTATTCTTGCGATTTCTTTTTGTTCAAAAGTCATGAGAACGGATGATAATATTGTAAGCTTTTGTACTGATCCAACTCTCTTTCTAAGTTGTGTTTCTTATCTAAGAGCTTTGTGTAATTCTTGTGCTGAAGATGAAATTTTCGTTCATACAAATCTTGCTTATTTCTCAAATCAAAAAGCTTATCTTCTTGTTCCTTTATCTTTTTTAGCGTTTTGGGGGTCGGTGACTCTAAAAGCTCAATTACCTCCATCGTTACTTCTAGTTTTAAAGCGAGATAATCAGTATCTATTTCATCATTAACCTTTTGAAGTACCTTCTCACATCGCTTGATAGAATCTTGAACAACCTTCAGAAAAATTTTCATACCGTTCTAAATTTATTTGCTAAAACATTCATTTGTCGTTGTACCCTTTCTTCCTGCTCTGGTGAAGTTTGAGTTTGCTCTGAAATCATGGATGAAGCCTGTACCTATTTCTTTTTACCCGAATCCATTACAACTCTAAAACCCAAACTTCTTAAATGCTTCCAGTACTCTTTCATCTCGCTCATTTTTAATTCGCTTTCAAAAGAAGCGTCGTAATAATCAAGGAAACGGTTATTAGTTGAAACTCCTTGAGCAATCAGCCTTCTGATAGTGTTGAGGACTTCACCTCTGCAAAACTCAGTGACGGTTTTCGCTTTCATATTCCATTCAGAGGAATTGAGGTAGGCTTCTATTTCTTCAGAAGTAGCTTGAATGCCTTTGAGTTGCCCGATTTCCTTTGGAGTCATTTTATAAGCTACTTGAAATTTGTTTTTGTAGAGCTTCGTCCAAGTTGCCACCTTTTTAGCAGTGGTAGTATCAAGATCTTCTTTTGGGTCAGCGAGTTTTTTCACTTTAAAACGAGTATTATTTGCTACTTCGCTCAGTGTAATTGGAAGAGTAGAAAGTAAGGCTTTCATTTGATCTTTATTGAAATACTTGCCTTTATGTTTGAAAGTAACCGAAATGCTGTACAGCTCCCCAGTCTCTCGAAATTCCATCACGGCTCTTCCCGTACTCTTTGAGGTTTTAAATTCAAATTTGTGACGTTTCATATTTGTCAGCTAGATAAGGACTGAAAACAGCAATTGCTTTTTTAGGTTGGTTCAGACTAATTAGATTAACGGCTTCAACTAGTTGTTCTTTATTAGCATTAAAAATCATAGTCTGTAGTTTTGAAAAGAGGGAAAAGTGAAGCTTGTATCTGAAAAACTTTTCTACCTTTCTTTGATTGAGATATTCTTTTAAATCAACCTTTTTGGATTTTCGATCAATCTTACCACATGAAGCTCCCCACTCATTAACTATGCTGTTTTCCATTCTGATTGATATTTTACACCTTCATTGAAGATGATCGTTTGTAATTGATTAAACCAGTTGAGTATTTCTACTTTCGCTCCATCATCAAGAAAGTGTAGTCTTGTATACATCTTTGACACTACCTCTTTGAGTGCAATCACCTCAGATAGTTTTAGAGCAATGATTGGCTTATCGGGAAAAATAATCTTATTCAAGACACTTCTTTGATACCATTCTACCACCACTACATCTTCAAGGTTGAATTGAAAACTGGAGATATACTTTTCTACTACTTCTTTTAAAAGAAGAGCGTTATTCACTTCTAATCTAAATGCTCTTTTCATCGGTCTGCTTTTTATACATGGATTGAAATTGAGAAATAAGTTCATCGAGTTGATAAGTCGAATACACCGAAAGAGGCTTTTTATACACCGAATACTTGAGCATCCATCCATTGAATTTTGCCCAGTTGATTTTATCCCCTTTGTCGAATCCGCACCTGCTTGCATAATAGAGTACTTTGGATCTTTTCTTTTTAATCTGCTCTAAATCGGAAGGATTTCCTCTTACTACTTCTTTTTTTAAGTACTCCAGAAAGGAATTGTATTCCGAATCGGTCATTTCTCGTAGGCTCTCGGTTCTGCCCCCTGTATAGGACAGAACCAAAACATCTTTTTGTTTATGAAGACCTGATTTATTGAGCAGAGCAAAGATTTGATTATACTTTTTCATTCACCCTTTTGCTCCCTTTAGTCAAGCTTTTCCTCTTTCACATCAATGAAAAATTGTTCTTCTTGACGGATTTCCAAACCACATTTTTTAAGAGATTCGGAGACTACATCAGGGTTGTCTTTGAAATCCGATAACATAGACTTCTTGTCCATTTTTACTTCATGGATCACATACTCTTCATTTACCTCTAGTACTTCCAGAGCCTTTGTAAGATTCCATGCCTTACCATCGTCATCTTTTCTCCCTTTTACAATAGCTACTTTGGGAGGGTGGTGACGAAAACCTATAGTAGCATGAGACCACTCTTGGGATCTTTTATCTTCAAATTCCTCCTTGTTGCTTTCTGCCCAGAGCTGAATTTGTGATAAAGCACTTTTTTGAGTCAGTTTCAATGCTTGTAAAGAATTAGAATATTCTTCACGTACTTCTGCAATACGTTCTTCCATTTCAGCTTGAAGAGCTTTTTCAGAATAAAATGCTTCCGCAAAATTCTTATGAGCTTCTTGTGCATCAGCCTTATTAGGCAAAGCCACTACTGTTGTTGCTTTTCTTTTTGTCATTTTTAAGCTACGTTTTGAGTTTGAATTAATTGATTTAAAGTTTCAATGACCTTTTCCCCACTAGAAAATCGCATAAGGACATTCTCTTTAAAAGTTTGCTCTGGCTCAACATGAGTTGACTCAAGAGAAACAATGTAGTTTAGAGAGGTAAAAGTCTCATCGGTTGGTTGGATGCCAGTGATTGTTCCTTTTTGAACGGATTGGTTTTGGATGATAATCACATTTTCCCCGATGTAAAAGTTGTTTCTAGTCATGGTTAATTTTTACATTAAACTGTTTATAATTGAGATTTTATTTTCTTCATAAGTTGAGTTAGTTCTTTTCTTGTGTTGTTGCTCATGGTATCATCATCATTGATGATCTCGTAAAATTCCGTGACAAGTGTCAATACATCCGCTTTCTTCTTATCACCCACTATAAACTGCCCTGAGGTGTATTTCTCTGCCCATCGTTTTACTTCGTCAGCTTTATGCGTATTCTGAAAATTACAAACCGCTATTACTCCCTGTTTACTCCATGCTGTTGTCATTTGCATACCTCCCTGAGTGGGCATTCGAAGCAGTTGCCAGTGCGACCCTTTGTGTAAAATACTTTCATTACCCGATTTTACTGCTCTTAAATTTGATGGGGAAATCCCTAATACCTCCGCAAAATCTTTATTACTGATAAAGAAATTATTTACATCTTCATGTCCGTAGATGATTGTTTCTTGTTCTGGAAAAATCTCCACAATAATTTTTTGCATCATTATTTCTTATGCGTTTTAATTCCTAATTCGTTCAACAGAATACCAATTTCTTGGTCGATCTGTTCTTCAATGTTAAACTCTTTCAAATTACTTTTCAGGTACAGCGTTCCGTCCTCCTCAAGTATGAAAAAACCTTTTCTGAAGTACTCTGGGTATCGGCTTGCATATTGTTTTAAACTGAATAATAGACTTCTCTGACGTTCTTCTTGTCTTTGAACTTCAGCTTTTGACAATGCTATTTGTGCTAGTACGTTTTCGAGTTTATTGTACAACTCGTTGGGGTTAGAGTTAGCCATTGGTGTAAGTCATTTTTCTTTGTAATTTCTGTAGAGTACGGACAGCTAAACGGTAACCGCCTCTTGCTTTGGTGTAGATCTCCTTCCTTTTCTTTACATCCTTCAACTCATAATGATCAGCCAATTGCTCAAAGTCTTTATAAGTCATATCCTGTAACTCCGTGTGCTCTAATGACAATCGGCTAAGGAGCTGAGGGAAGTTTCCACGTTCAGCCATTGCCATATCTTCAAGCCAGTCCGCATAACTTCTTCCTTTCTTATTGGCTCCAATAAGCACTATTCCGCAGATATGTTTCAGTTCATCTACAAAGAGTTTGATGGTAAGATAAACGTCAATTCTAAGGTTTTCTGATTCATCAATAATCAATAGAGAATCATCCAAAGACTTAAACCTTGCGATAATCTTATTCAGTACTTTTGAAACAGTTCCCTCTTCACCCACACCCAATAACCTAGCTACAGTTTTTACAAAATCTCTATTGGTCATATTACCATGAGAAGTTAAAACAAAGGTGTTTTTGGGGTTCTCTTTCTGATACTGTTTTGCTGAGAATGTTTTCCCTCGCCCTGGTGCTCCAGTTAGAAGGTTGAAGTCTGCAAACATCTTAGCTTGTCTGAAACAATCAAACGCTTCGATAAGATTTGTACTACGAATAACAACTTCTCCTTTTAAGAAATGGCTAACCTTATTGAATATACTGTCTGATATTTCAGTTACACCTTTTGCATTGGGTACTTCATACTTTCCTTTCGCTATATAATTGACATAAGTCTTCACTTCGGATAGTTTTCCAATTGTCTTTAACGGTACGCCTGTACTGGCTACATACTCATTGAGTTGTTGAGTAATCAATTGTTTTTCTTTTAAATCCATTTTAACTGTCGTTTAAATCAATTTTAATCGTCTTCGGGTAAAGGAGGCTCATAGTCTAAACCTGCTTTGCCTTCGTTATTCTTTAATTTTTCGTGGTAGATTTTATCTAGTGCTTCTCCAAATTTGATTTTCTGCTCTAGTTCTTCGTCATACTCATCCAGTTCCACAATATGAGTGGGCATATCAAATTCAATAGGGTCAGAAAAGACTTTTTCTTCAGAAGGTGGAGCATCTACATCTAAAAAAGTACTTTTTGTTTTGCCATCTCCCTTTTGCGACCCTGTTTCGCCCATTTGCTCAGGGAATTCTTCTTCGTAGCCATTGGACATCCAATCCAATTGCCTAGTAAGCACTGCATTTTCCGCTTTGGCTTGCTCGTTTTTATCCAAGCCAAGCCAGTTGACTTCGGTGTCACCAAAACGGTGATGTAGCTCTTCTTGTTTTTCTTGAATTGCATGACGTTGCTCTTTTCGAATTCCTAATCTCTGGTCTATCAATGCTCTGTCGCCTTCAGCCATATCATAAACGGCACGTTTGAGAGCTACTTTAGTATGAGCAAAACTTATAAACTTCTCACTGTCTAAATCAAACAATGCAACCTTGTCCCGATCTAATGTATCAGGATCATACTTTACTTTAAACTTCTTACCTGTATGCTTCTGTAGGAAACCCATATCAGGGTTATTATCAGCACCCAGTACCTCGTAATAGAATTTCTGTTGACCAAACTGCAAGATGATCCCGTTTTTGCGATAACTGACTTCGTCAGCTTCTTTCCAGCTAGCTCTTTTGTTGCTTGTTATTCTGCTTTTCCATTCCCAAAAAAGATGCATTTGCTGAAGTTCTTGTAGGGTGGTTACTTCTTCTCTTTCTTTGCTTTCTTGGAAACGTTGAAGCGGTGATTTTCCATCTCGTTTTTGAGGGGTGGTATTCCACAACAAATTGTCTTGTTCATAAACCGCAATGACTTGTTCCAAGTTAGGGAGCTGTTTACCCAGCTTCTTTATTCTATCCAAGTTCAAACGTCCACGCTCAGAACGAGCTTTCACGTTTTGCCCTGTAAAGAAATGGTTTCGGCTCATGATGTAGCGTTGCTGTCTACCAAAGATGGATTCAATAATTTTAGATTGAGCATTGTAAGGTTGCGCAGCAAAGGCAGTCATTACTTCTTTAGCTCCTTCAAACGCTAATTTGTTAGCTGAATCACCGTCATAGAGCATCTGATATGGAAGAACATTGTTAGCATTTTGAATTGCCATTTTAAATGCCTTCTGAATCAACCTTGAGTCTTCCCCGTTAGTGGAGAATGCCCAACCTAGTTTCATTTCAGAATGAACATCTACAATCTCATATACATCTAGTTTCGCAGTAGCTTTTCCTCTGTTGTCTTTGTAGAAGTAATTGACCTTAGTACCATCACCAACCCAAAGAAGGTTTCTAAGAGAAGGACGAGCTGTAATATTAGTATGTTCAAACTCTTTTTTCCATCTGTCCATGCCGTGGTGAATACCATACCAATAAGTTTTGATTTCAGGATCTTCCAAACGAGTTCCCACTGTTCTTAAACCAACTTCTTCTTTGCCATTTTTCTTTCTCCATGTATTGAATGCTTTGTGAACATCCTGTACAGTAGGTTTTCTAGGATCTGACATTAGTTTTATCAGCATTTGGTCATCATCAATGTGTAACTTCCTGCCATTATTATTACCAAAGCTCTTTGGAATAACACTTTCTGCACCTTCCTTTTTATAAGCTCTGATTTTACGTAGCATGACGTTATCATTTTTTGATAATCTCACTTTAATGTCATGAATTTCTTGATAATGAAGAGATGCTTTAAACACCATTGAACGAAAAACTTTCGGCTCCTTCAAGCTTTCCGATAAACGATACCTGAAGAGTGATTTTTCATCTTCAACAAGAAATAAAAGAAATTGACAAGTGGCTTTGTATTCTTTTTCACGGTTTCGAGGAATGGTTCCTTTTTTCTCTTTCACCAATTCACCCGTTTCATGATCAATCTTGCTAGATTCTATTACATAACTTTCAAATATCTCACTGTCTCGTTTAGACAGGGATGGAAGCATTGAGAGGATCTTATGGATCATTGAGTCTTCTGATCGTTCAAGAATTTTTGCCTCCTTCTTCCGTTTCTTCTGGTGAAGCATATCCCAAACTTCTTGTTCGTCTGGGGGATTGTATCGAGGTGGCACGCTAGAGAGCAAAATGAGATTTTTTCTATTATCATCAGGATCTTTTCTATTCACCCAATTCTTAGGATTAGATTTTTGTCGCGCTCTGATTGTGCCTACTTCAATAGTATGTTTTTTAACATTCAATCCTTTTGTTAGAAAGTCCCAAGAAACCCAAACTTTATTATCTATTGGAAATGCTTCTCCTCGAAATTCCTCTAAAAGCATTAGAATTTATGATGCTGTTGCTTCTAAAATCCTTTTTGATTGCTCTAATTCCTCCTTTAAAGTGGTAGGGGTATCTTTTTCCACTAAGATTTTGATGTACTGAGTGATCGATAATTCTCTACAACCTGCCTTAGCTTTCAATAGTTCTTTGAAGGTTGGAGATACTCTCAAATGAACAGTAGCATTCTTTTTTCTTTCTGCCATTTTACTATCTTTGTTTATGTGATTAAAAATTAATTACATTATCAACATAACAAATATGTAGATAAATATCTCATTAATCAAAAATAGCATTAGATATTTATCTCGATAAACTTCTAACAAATTGATAATCAGTAGAATTAAAAAATTTTTAGATGAGAATAATATCTCAATAAGTGCTTTTGAGAAGACTATAGGAACGGCAAACGGAACAATAAGAAACGCTCTAAAGAATAAAACTGAAATAAGCAGTAAGTATTTGTCTTTGATTAGTGTACATTATCCAGAGTTAGATTTTAATTGGTTAGTAACAGGAGAAGGAAAAATGATACGTGACTCAAAGAAACCAGTAATGACAATGGAGTTAGAAGCTCCTGTTTATAAATATAAACCTGATTCTCTAGCTACTATACCGCTAGTAAGTACTGAAGCAATTGCAGGTTTTGGCAATCTTAAGTTCTCTATAAATGAAAAAGATGTATTAAAGAATTATTCAATTCCTGAGTTTGCAGGAGTAAGTTTTTTAATAAGGGTCAAAGGAGATAGTATGCACCCTAAATATACAAGTGGTGATATTGTTGGTGGTAAAAAAATAGAAAACAGCAACTTCATTCAATGGGGGAAACCTTATATAATTGCTACACAAGAGCAGGGCATCTTGATCAAGTACTTATATCCATCTGATCAAGAAGACTCTTTAAAGGCTGTTTCTGAAAATGAGAAATACCCAGCTTTTGATATACCAAAGTCTGAAATCACAGGGCTTGCAATTATTAGAGGAGTTATTCGATTTGAATAAATTGTGAGGCTATCAGTGTATAGTTTTGTGAGGCTATTTGTGAGGCTAATGCCTTACTTTTCGCATTTCTACCCCAAAAACACAAAAAAGTACAAAAGGTAGTATTAAGGGTGTCAATTAAAGAACCGAAAATAGCAAAGGCTGTTTAGAGGGTATAAAATAGAATTAAAAAATGTCAAACGACTTCCCTTAAACTAGGATTAAAACCTGTTTAAGGGCAATTTAAACTCAAATCAAACTATAATTAAAAAATGAAACTAATTACACTCGGAGTTATGCTTTTTGCTTTCTCCCTCTCTGTCAATGCTCAAGACCGAATACAATTCACATCCTCAGTTAGCTCTAATAACACCAATGATACTGAAATTACTTACGATAATGACAACAGAGTAACAAGAATCATTTATAATCAGAATGGTTCTGAATTATATCGTGTTAATTATACCTACAATGGTGATCAAATAACAAGATCATATGTCTATAAAAGCACACCTTCATCTAACACCACTCAAACTCTTACAGGAATCCTAGACGATGGATCATTGATATACAAGCTTTTAGACCGCATAGAAGCACTCGAACAAAAAGTAGAAAGTTTAAGTGACAACAACGGAGGAATTACTTCCACCACTTCTAATACTCATAAAATCGCTCTATTTCCAAACCCTACAGCCTCAACGTTTACAATACCAAATGGTTTCCGCTTTATTTCTATGAACAACCAAGAAGGGCAAAAAGTAGAAGTATACAGCCTTTCAAGTTACAAAAAAGACATTTCTGGGCTTTCATCAGGTGTTTATATTGTTTTATTGGAAGATGCTGAAGGGAAGGTATACAGTGAGAAGGTTTTAAAGAAGTAA